GTGACTTTGGCACTGACGGTGTGGCTGGCTCTGGCGGTACTACTGCTCGCGTAACTGGCACAAACCGCACTTTCACTGAAGCCTTGCTAAAGACTGTGAACGCTGAAGTTTATGTTGCTGGTGGTAGCCCAAAGATGCTTATGGTAAACCCTACTCATAAGCAAACTGTATCGGCTTTTGCTGGTATCGCAGCTCAACGCTATATGGCTCCAGCAAATGAGCCAACCACCATTGTCGGTGCTGCTGATGTGTATATGAGCGATTTCGGCACTTTGTCGGTTGTTCCTAACCGCTTCATGAATAGCACCAACGCTTGCGATGACTCGGCCTTTATCATTGACCCTGATATGCTGGCAGTTGCCTATCTGCGTCCTTTCCAGACCATCGAGCTGGCAAAGACTGGTGACAGCGAGAAGACTCAGTTGTTGGCTGAATTGACTCTGGAAGTCAAGAATGAAGCCTCTTGCGGCATTATTGCTGACTTGACTTGATCTGACGTGAGTTAGCCAAAGCCCTCCTTGGGAAACCTTGGGGGGCTTTTTTGTTTAACCTGCAAATGATAGAATTGCATTATGGAAAACCATAAATTTCGTGACTCTGTTGCTCATGCTGATGGCGATGGTGGTCTAATCATTAAGACAGCACAAGACGTTTCCGCTATTGTTGAAAAAAACAAACGGGAATTTAATAGCTATGACGAACGTGCAAAATGGTCAGATGAGCTTTATGGAAATAAGGTTGCATCAATTCCATTTACTGCTATTGATGACTTGAACAAACAAGGAATCATGCGCGGCTTTCACATTATTGATGATGTACGGTTTGCGATGTTTTTAAACAATCCAGACAATCGCGCATGGCGTACACGCCCAGGAGTTATCTAAATGAGTTTCACAAGCTATTCTGATTTGAAGTCAACCATTGCAGGATATCTTGCTCGATCTGATCTGACAACACAGATTCCAGACTTTATCCGTTTAGCTGAAACTCGTTTGCGCCGTGATCTGCGTATTCGTCAAATGCTGAAAAGCGTGACAACTCCAACTGTTGCAGGTGATAGCACTGTTGAATTGCCAAGTGACTTTCTTGAGGTGCGTGACTTTGTGATTGTTGGCAATCCTATTCAGCCATTGAACTATTACAGTCCATCTGCGTTTAATAGGAATACTAGATCATGGGAAAGTGGAAAGCCGCTTGACTACACAGTCTTGGCTAATGATTTTCAACTAGCCCCAATTCCTGATGGCGTTTACACAGTGAAGATGTTTTACTTTGCAGCTCCTACATTTCTAAGCGAAACAAACACAAGCAATGCGTTCTTGGCTAATACGCCTGATGCTTTGCTGTATGGCGCTTTGCTTGAGGCCGAACCGTATTTGATGAATGATGCGCGAATCAATACATGGGGGACTATGTTTGATCGCGCTATGGCGTCAATTACTAGATCAGATCAACAAGGCCAATACTCTGGCGTCCCTTTGGTTATCAAAACAACCCTGTAAGGTAAATCATGTCTGAAATGTCAAACTATCTTGAAAACGCACTAATCAATGTGACGTTGCGTAATACTTCATACACAGCACCAACAACTGTGTATTTGGCACTTTATACAAGTGACCCAACTGATGCTGATGCTGGAACTGAAGTAACTGGTAACGCATATGCGCGTCAAGCAATTACGTTTGGCGCTCCATCTAACGGCGTTTCAACAAACAGCGCGGCAATTGAGTTCCCTCAAGCTACTGGCAGTTGGGGGACTGTTGCTTACATTGGCATTCGTGATGCTTTGACAACTGGAAATTTGTTGTTTCATTCGCCATTGGACGCATCAAAAGCAATTGCAACTGGTGATGTATTTCGCGTAGCCATTGGTTCGTTGAGCGTGACTTTGGCTTGATATGGCTGATCTGCTGCCACCGTGGACGATAGACAGTCTAGACCAGCTAAAGGCTAGTCTTGATGATCTGACGCTTACGCTTGACAGCGATTTATATGAAACGTCTGTCACGCTGTGGGACGCATACGCAAGCATTAATGTTTTAGCAACTGTAAGCGCACAAGCAACTCGCGTTCAATTTGCTTCAGCCTCTGTAATTTGTTCTGCTTCAGTAACTGCAAATGCAATTCGCGTTCAAAGTGCTGACGCAAACATTACGGCATCTGCAACAGTTACGGCTGATGCAATTAAGGTTCGCACGGCTAGTGCTGCTATTTCTTGTGCAGCAACTGTAACTGCTTTGGGTGGTTTAGTTACCAACAACATTGCTTCAATTGTCTGTGTGGCTGAAGTTGCCGCATATGCAAATGCTGACTATGCTGGCGCAGGTTCATTTATTGGATTGTCAACAATAACAGTCAGCGCATCAAACGGTAATGCTTGGGATAACATTGTTGAATCTGATAACACATGGACAACAGTTTCAAGTGATGCAAATACTTGGACTGAAATAAGCGTATCAGACAACACATGGTCAGACGTTGCGGCATCAAGCAACACATGGACGCAACAATCAAACGGGAATAACACATGGCAACCACAAAACTGACATTTGGCGAATGGATGCCAGATCAGCCTGGGATTTCTGGGTCTTTGACTGATGCTAAGAATGTTGTTTCGCAAGCTATTGGATATGGGCCATTGCCTACTGCTGCTATATTTTCGGCTGCTGCGTCTGAAGGTTTGACGACATTGGTGGCTGGTAAGACTCCAGCCAATGCGACTAAATTGTTTGCTGCTGGCTCAACTAAGATTTATGACGTTTCAGGCGCTGGCGCATTGACTGATGTCTCTAAGTCTGGTGGATACGATCCAAACCCTAATGAAGACCGATTTCGGTTTACTCAGTTTGGAAACGTAATCATTGGAACAAACTTTAGTGACCCAATGCAGGCATATACGCTTGGCACTTCTTCATTGTTTGCTGATCTGGATGCCACGGCTCCAATTTGCAAATACTTGACTGTTGTGCGTGATTTTGTTGTAACTGCTTTTACAGTTGAAACTTCAACTCTTTATCCTGCTCGCGTTCGCTGGTCTGGTATCAATGACGAGACAGAATGGGGGACAAGCCAAGTAACCCAAGCAGACTATCAAGACATCGCAGATGGCGGTCAAATTGTTGGAATTCGCGGTGGTGAGTTTGGTTTGATATTCCTTGAAAAAGGCATCAGCCGAATGAGCTATGTTGGAACGCCATTTATATTCCAGTTTGACAATATCTCTCGTGGCAAAGGTTGCGTGGCCGCTGGCTCAATTGCTCAGACTCAAGGAATTTCATTCTTCTTGTCTGATGATGGTTTTTATATGTGTGACGGCCAGCAAATTCAGGCTATTGGCTCTGAAAAAGTTGACCGCTGGTTTTTTACAAATGCTGATGAAAGTGCATTTGAAACAATGAGCGCAGCAGTTGATCCTGTGCGCAAGTTAATTATTTGGAACTTCAAAACAGTATTTGCACAAAGACAATTAATCATCTACAACTTTAAAACCCAAAAATGGACTTATGGAGATGCTGGAGCTGATTACATTTCTGACGCCTCAACAGTGGCTGTAACGCTTGAAGGATTGGATGCAATTTCGTCAAGCATTGACGCTTTGTCTGTAAGCCTTGACTCCATTTTGTATATGGGTGGAAAGTATTTCCTTGGCGGCACTTTTGGAGCTTATGTTGTTACCTACAACGGACAGCCTGCAACTGGTCAACTGATTACAGGGGACGTAAACGCTGGTGGGCGCTCTGTGGTTACATTGGCAAGACCTCAGATTGATAACGGCTCTGCGACCGTTTCAGTGGCTTCTAGAACGCTTTTAAATGAAAGCCTATCGTTTGGAGCTGATGTTGCTGCTGATTCTGAAAACAGAGTCTCGTTAAGATCAAACGGAAATTACCATCGCTTTAAAGTTATCCCAACTGGTGCTAACTGGGCGACTGCTGTTGCTGTTGACATTGATCTTTCTGGGCAGGGGACTCGCTAATGGCAAATATGTTTAGAACTCTGCCGACATTTGGGCAAGACCCCAGGTCTGTTGCTGAAGTTGTTAATGGCATCATGAATGGTAAGACGAACAACACAGGTTCTATAACTCTTGCTACTGGTGGCGCTTTAAGCACAACAATCAACGACCCTAGAATTGGTATTGATAGCAAGATTATTCTTGTTCCATTTAGTGCTGCTGCTTATTCTGATTCGGCTCCTTATGGCGCGTTTCAGGACGACACAAACCAGCTTGCTGCGTCTACAACTGTTGCTTATCCAATGAAGCTAAACACTACTGATTACAGTAATGGTGTTTTTGTTTCTAATGATTCAAGATTGAATGTTTCCGACTATGGGATTTACAACATTCAATACAGCACTCAGTTTACAAATACTGATAGCCAAGAAAACGATATAAGTATTTGGTTTCGTAAAAATGGGACAAACATACCAAAATCAAACAGTGAGTACATGATTGGCCCTCGACATGGTTCACTAATTAACGGAAGATTGATTACAGCTCTTAATTTCTTTATTGAAATGAATGCGGGTGATTACGCTGAAATTGTTTGGTCTACTAGCAGCACATCAGTAAAAATTGAGAACATTCCAGCGCAAACAAATCCAACAAGACCTGTTGCGCCATCAGTAATTGTGACAATGCAATATGTTGCTCCATCTGCGTCAACAAATGTGTATGTAAGTTCACAAGGACAAGGAACTGCAACATTGACTCATTTTGCAAATTCGGTAGCTAACAAGACATACGCTTATGTTGTTGTTGGTTAAAATAGATATAATGGATTCCGTGGATCAACCGCTGTGGAATCCGAACTTTTAGGAGTAAGACATGGCGACTACAACCACATCCGCAATTGACCCAACCATTCAGCCGTTTCTTAGCTATGGTCTGACAGAGGCGCAACGGCTATATCAAGCTGGTGGGCCTAAGTATTACGCAGGTCAAACTTATGTTTCCCCTTCGAAAACTACACAAACTGGACTTCAGGCATTGCAGCAACGTGCAACGCAAGGTAATCCACTTTTAGGCCAAGCTCAAGGGCAACTGCAAAGCACTATCAGTGGCGATTATCTAAGTGGCAATCCATTCTTTCAGGGTGCGTTTGCTCCAGCGGCTCAGGCTGCCACGGCACAGTTTCAAACAGCTATTGGTGACATTGGGTCTGCTGCGTCTAAGGCTGGTCGATATGGCTCTGGCGCAATGGGTACGCTGCAAGACCGCGCATCTGGTCAACTTGCTACATCGTTAAGCAATACTGCTGGACAGTTGGCTTATCAGAACTACGCTGATGAACGCGCTCGACAGCAAGCTGCAACAATGGCTGCGCCAGGAATGTCGCAAGCTGATTACCAAGATATTCAGAACTTGATTTCTGCTGGTCAAGCCCAAGAGGGTTATACGGGTCAGCAATTGCAATCTGATATTGCTCGGTTTAATTTTGGTCAGCAAGCCCCGCAGCAAAACTTGGCAACATTTTTGTCTGGTGTTTATGGCAATCCAATGGCGACATTGAGAAGCCAAACAACTTCTGGTGCTGCTGATACGTCAACACTTCAAAACGTATTGGGCACAGCGGCAACCCTTGGTGGTTTGTATAAAAACGTAGGTGGCTCAACTGGTGTAAGTAATCTTTACAACGGTTTGTCTGGATGGCTTGGTGGTAGCTCTGGCGGGTTTACTGCTACTCCAGGGGCAACGGCTCTTGGCTCTAACTGGTGGGATTAAATATGGCTGGACTACTTGACATTTT